AAAGTCAACGACGACTTTCAAACAATCCGCGATCAAAATAATGTCTTATCGGATAAGTTGCAAAAACACGACCTCGCTTATCTCGCAAAAGAAAAACCTAAACTCGTGGAAAAGATAATCAACAAAGCAAGTGATAAAGCATTACGCTGCTTTGAAATTTTAACTGGTGCGAAATTGACCGAATCAGAAAAGAAGGCAACTAATGGGAAAGAATTTAACAGCGAATGCCCTTGGGTGTTTGATTCTATCAACGTTATTAATTAACGGTTGCTCGTCAGTAACGCCGATAGAAATATCAGCGAAACCGGTCGACAAACCAGAACTTATCTTACCAGATTCTGATAACTTAAACTTACGACCAGTTTCGTGGATAATTATCAACGAAGGTAATTTCGAAGAACAAATAGAAAAATTAAAGAAACAAGGCAAACCCATTGCGTTGTTCGCCCTTACCGGAGATGGTTATCAAGACCTGTCTCTAAACCTGTCAGACATTCGCGCATACATACAACAGCAACAAACCATTATTTTTGCATTTAATGGGTACTACATAAAGAGTCGCGGATTGATTGATGCGGCGAACGAAAACATCGGTGTTATTACAAAACAAGCGGAAGAAATTGGCAACCCGCCTAAAAAGAAACCATTTTGGCGTAAATTGTTTTCTGATTAAAAGTTCATATATAATATACTGATTGAAAAATGAAAAATAAATTATTGGAGTTATTATGTCATCTAACACGCTGCCAAGCAAATATCAGCAGTTCATCCATCTTTCTAGATATTCTCGTTGGGTTCCAGAACTAGGGCGACGAGAAACGTGGGAAGAAACCATCAGCAGATATTTTAGTTTTTTTGAGAACCATTTAAAAGAAACCTGCGACTACTCATTACCCAGTCCACTCCGGACAGAACTCGAAGAAGCAGTCTTGAGTTTGAGAGTTATGCCATCCATGCGGTGTTTGATGACTGCTGGTCCGGCATTAGAAAGAGAAAATATTGCAGGGTACAACTGCTCATACGTTGCAGTCGACAAACCGCAAGCATTCGACGAGATTCTATATGTATTGATGAACGGGACAGGCGTGGGGTTTTCTGTAGAGCGTCAATATATCTCCCAGTTGCCGATTATCTCGGACGAGTTTCATGAAACCGAAACAACTATCGTGGTCGCCGACAGTAAACTTGGATGGGCGAAAGCATTAAAAGAAGTGGTCGGTCTTCTATACGCGGGACAAATTCCTAAGTGGGATCTATCTCGCGTGCGACCATCTGGAGCTCCTCTGAAGACTTTTGGGGGTCGTGCCTCAGGTCCCGAACCATTGAATCAACTCTTCCAGTTCTGCGTTGCAACGTTCCGAGGCGCAGCAGGAAGACGTCTTACGACGATCGAAGCGCACGATATTATTTGTAAAATTGCAGAGATTGTTGTAGTCGGCGGCGTCAGAAGGTCCGCTTTAATTTCTTTATCAAATCTATCCGATGATAGGATGCGACACGCCAAAGCGGGTCAATGGTGGCAGAACGATGGTCAACGTGCCCTCGCTAATAACTCTGCTTGTTATACTGAAAAACCCGATATCGGCATTTTCATGGACGAATGGAAAGCATTATATGATTCGAAATCCGGCGAGCGTGGTATTTTTAACAGGCAGTCCGCTAATAAGATATCCGAATCACACGGCAGGAGAATCGTAGGCGATTATGAATTCGGCACAAACCCATGTTCAGAAATCATCCTTCGTTCTCGCGAATTCTGCAACTTGTCTGAAGTTGTAGTTCGCCCGAGCGATAGTTGGGAAACTCTCGGCGAGAAAGTTCGATTAGCAACTATCCTAGGCACATTCCAAAGCACTCTAGTTAATTTTAAATACCTGTCAAAATCGTGGAGGAATAACTGCGAAGAGGAACGCTTGCTTGGTGTTTCTATGACAGGTATTATGGACAACCCTTTAACGAACGGCAAACGCGGCGGGAAAACTCTCGGCGCGGAGTTAGAAAAACTTAGACAAATTGCCGTCGATACGAATGCCGAAATGGCAAAGTCTTTAGGTATCAACCAAAGCGTAGCAATCACGTGCGTTAAACCTTCGGGAACAGTTTCTCAACTGGTCGATGCTGCTTCGGGTATTCATGCTCGTCATAATCCATATTATATTCGCACAGTGCGCGGCGACAAAAAAGATCCGCTAACTGAAATGATGATCGACGCGGGGTTTCCTTGGGAAGACGATCAAATGAATCCGAGTCATACTACTGTATTTTCTTTCCCGATGAAGGTAGACAAAGGCGCAGTGTTTCGTACTGACATGACTGCAATTGAACAATTAGAAATGTGGTTGGTTTATCAAAAGCATTGGTGCGAACATAAACCTTCTATCACTGTATCTGTTAAAGAACATGAGTGGATTGAAGTGGGAGCATGGGTTTATAAGAACTTTGATTTTATGTCTGGTGTTTCTTTCTTGCCTTTCTCTGATCACAATTATACACAAGCGCCTTATCAAGATACCGACGAAGCAGGTTATAAAGCGCTTCTGGCACAGATGCCGAAGGAAGTTGATTGGTCCGTATTATCAGAATACGAAAAATCAGATATGACAATTGGAAGTCAAGAGCTCGCTTGCGCCGCAGGGTTTTGCGAGATACAATAACAATGGATAGATATATGTTTGAATTAGAATGCAGCATCTGTGACGCGGAATTAACCGTGACAGTTTTAAACGAAGACGAGAAACCAGGATTCTGTCCGATGTGCGGCACTGCAGTTGTGTTTGAAGAAGAATGAGATGGCAATATGAAGGGAAGATATTCGACCCTTCTGAAGAGGACTTGTCTGGTTGGGTTGGGTTTGTTTATGAAATAGAAGAGAAGACGACCGGTATGAAATATATCGGTAAGAAACTCTTTTGGCGAACGAAGACCCTGGGCATTACCAAAACTCGTAAAAGAAAGAAAAAGGTTTTAGTAGAATCTGATTGGCGTAAATACTTCGGGTCTAACAAGAAACTCGCTGAGAGGGTCTCAGAAGCGTCTGAAGAAGACTATATTCGCATTATCCTAAAGTTATGTAAAACCAAAGGTGAATGCTCGTACTACGAAGCGAAACTACAATTCGATCATGACGTCTTACTAAGAGAAGACTATTATAATCAAATGATTATGTGCAGAATCAACTCAAAGCATTTACCTTTACAAACCGAGAAAACTTTAGTAAAATAAAGCTTATCTCATCAGAGGAGTGTAGAATACACTTAAATTGGAGGGATGTTAATAGCAGTAACTTCTCCAATTATATATACATAATGTAGGATAAACTTATGATCAGTACCAACAGACTGCAAATACACGAAATCTTTAATCTAGTTGATTCTTCTTCATCTAAAGAAGATAAGGTTAAGATACTCAGGAAGCATGCATCAATGCCGTTGTTTGATGTGTGTAGAGGTTTCTTTGATCCAAAGATCCAATGGAACCTTCCTGCGGGCGAGCCTCCGTACACTCCGTATGAAGAAGGTCCGCCACCATCATCTCTACTCAAACAACACCTAAAATTTAAATATTTTGTTTCTGGGTTGCAAGAATCCGAGAGACTCGATAAAGTGCGCAGAGAAAAGATGTTCTTAAACATTCTAGAATCTGTGGATCCAGGAGATGCTACGTTACTAGCATCAATGATAAATAAACCCGAAACGGTGAAAGGATTATCAGTAGAAATAATTAAGGAGGCATTCCCCGATTTAATCCAAGATTGATTATTCTCAACAAATAAATTAACAACATACAGGAGCGCCTATGGTTAGTGCTAATCAAATAGAACGATTAAAGAAAGACTCTCGTGAACTTGGAAATTGTATTCGTAATTTAAATAAGAGAGGAAAAATTGACGCATCTTATAAGATGGCGAAGAAAAGAAATTTTCTAATTGGCGCTATCGAACAGGTTGAGAATCGCACAAGGGGGTGATCCCATATCTACTGGTCGGGTTGTTTAATAGCAACCCTGACCTTTTATAAAATGAACTCGTGGAGAGAAAGTTAACTAATGCCTACATATACAATGAAGAACGTGGAAACTGGAGAAACGAAAGATATGTTTCTCAAAATTTCAGAAAAAGAAGAATTGCAAGCAGAAGGAGTTTGGAAACAAATTCACACTAGTCCTGCGAGTCTCGTGACTCATACAGGAAATATTGTGAATAAAACTTCAGGCGATTGGAAAAATCACTTAGAACGAATTAAACGGTCTAGTGGTTCCAGAGTACAAAATTCAGTTAATATTTAAAGAGATTATGTTATGAACAGAAAAGAAGTTTTCGAGCAATTGAAAATCGATGAAGGGGTCAAGTATGAGGTATACTTGGATCATCTTGGTTTACCGACATTCGGCGTTGGACATTTAATCTGTTCGGATGATGCAGAAAGTGGAGTTGCGGTGGCAACTCCAGTATCAGAAGAAAGGGTTTGGGATGCCTTCGATCAAGATTTGGATACAGCAATCGCAGAATGCCATCAATTGTTTCCTGGCGGAAACTTCGACAATTTTCCAGAGGAAGTTCAACAAATAGTTGTTAACATGATGTTTAACATGGGTCGACCTCGTTTAAGTAAGTTCAAGAAAATGAATGCGGCGTTGTTAGAAAGTGATTGGAAAACTGCCGCAGTAGAAGGGCGCGATTCTAGGTGGCATAGACAAGTAACCAACCGTGCGGAAAGATTAATGACTAGATTGGAGAATGTGTAATGGCGCTACATGGCGGAAGTGATAAAGTTGAAAAAATGCCGAAAGGAACTTCAATTGGTCGTGGTCGTTTTAATATAAGCGGTCTTAACAAACATAAGAAACGTTCTTATAAAAAATATAGAGGTCAAGGCAGGTAGATGGCAAAGTACGCTCGATTCGACCCGCGAAATAAAAAACGGAACAAGAACCAAATTTCATTTACAGAAAAAAAAACCCTCGTTAATCAAAAAAAGAATCAGCATTGGAGAGAGTACTTAGAACATGAAGAGAATGATATATCAAGTCTGCGTGGGAAAACCTTCGAAACTGTATGAAGCATGTATAGAGTCTGCTGAAAAATATTGCGAGAAATACGGGTTTGACCACATCGTTCAAACAAAACCTATTCTCAGAATCAAACCTGATGTTTTTGCAACAAACAGAAACCCTAGAGCATGGGAACAACACGGCGGGTATCTGCCCATCTTCGAGAAAGAAAACGCCTTTGACTATCTTGACGATTATGATCAGATAGCGATTATCGATGCTGATATTTACATTAAAGAAAATTCTCCTAACATCTTCGACGAATTAGGTAATCATGTTTTCGGCGCAGTTTGCGAACGCGAAATGCCCATTAATGGAACATACCTAAGTAAAATTGAAAACTACAGCAAATCGCAATATAGTACGTTAAAGGACGTTGATTGGAAATGGCATCACCATGGGTCTCCCGGAGCTGAGTTTTTTAATATGGGGTTAATGGTTTTCTCGAGCGACCTTAGCGAATATCTACGCGGACAAACTGCCCGAGAATTTTTAAACAGAATAGAGTTTAAAAGGTTTGTTGACGGTGATGGTATGTGGAAGTGGAGCACCGATCAAACTCTGTTGAATTGGTGGGTTAAAAAAGAAGAGATCGATGTTAAACACATTGATTGGAAATTCAACGCGTTATTTACTGCATTGCAAAACGGAAAAGAAAAAGAAGCACACTTTGTTCATTTTTTTAAACGCGACAATCTTCCATCGAGGGGAGAAAACATAAAAGAAATTTTAGAGATAATATGAAAAGATTAATTTATCAAGTCTATATTGGCAAACGGTCAAATTTGTATGATTTTTGCACAGAAAGTGTTCGTCGGTATGCTGACAGTATTGGCGCAGATTATATTTGTCAATCTAAACCAATTCTTAGAATTACTCCAGACCCCTTTAACACAGATAGGATCGGAACAACAGGAGGTTGGAAAAAACTAGGATATATGCCTATCTTTGAAAAGGAAAATATATTTAATCATTTTCCTGATTATGATCAATGTTGTGTCATAGACGCAGATATTTATATCAAAGAAAACACCCCATCGATATTCGAACAACTACATGGAACGGTTGCTTCTGTATATGAAGGCGACTTACCAATCAACAAAAAATACAGGGATAAGATTACTCAATATGCGAATATGATGTTAAAACCCCTTTCTGATGTAGAATGGGAATGGGGCAAAAATGGTGGCATGTTTTTTAATTCTGGCGTGATGCTTTACGATTCTAAAAAGATGATGGACGTAATTAAAAACAAATCGCCTAAACAGATATTAGACTCCTATTATCTGAAAGATTTGGTTGACGGAAAGGGTCCATTCAAATGGCAGTCAGATCAAATCACATTGAATTATTTTTTCAAAAAAGAAGGCATCGAAGTACAAAAATTAGATTGGCGCTGGAATGCATTATATACTGCTCTAGAAGGGGATAAGCACAAAGAATCACATTTTTTCCACTTCTTTTTGAGAGACCTGTTACCCGAAAAAGGAGAAAATATACAGGAACTGTTAGAAGAAATATTATGAAAAATATTGCTATTCGCTCTCGATCTTTAATTAGAAAAAATTTTGCATATACTACTCCTGGCGTCGGAGACCGTTTACACAGCGCTTTAATAGGCATACAATATGCCAAAGCGCATAATACTAAAGTTGTTCTTCACTTAACCTCAGACAAATATGGCAAGCAGCATAAGAAAGATTCTTGGGCAGAAATATGTCAAATGTCCGGCGGGTTAGTATCCATTGAAGTTCATGACGCGTGTAATTTACCGGAGACTGATTGGATTGCTTATCTAAAAGATAAAGGAATAGAAGCGCAAACATATTACTACGCTGATACATTATCAGAATGTCCTTTAGGAAAAGTAGACGGATTAGATTTAATTGATGCTGGAAAATATCTAACGAAATTACCCGAGTTAAATCCGATCGGTAAGAAATTAGATTTTTTGCCCGAAAAATATATTACTGTTCAATGGGACACAACAGATAAATCTAGGCAGCTTTCTCCTTTACAGATACTGAAAATCGAAAACGAATATAATCTTCCGGCAGTCATGGTTGGTGGATCCTCTAGAAACGAATTGCTGAAAACTTCTCTTATCGCAGCAGGAAATGCTATAGCGAATTCAGAATATTATGTTGGAATAGATTCTGGGTTCTTTCATTTAGCACAGTATTATCTACCATATGATAGAATAGATATATACAGTATCAAGAGAAACGTCTCACATCACGTTGTTAGATCAAAAAGGCATGGGGTTATGTACAACAGGTTTTTAAATGGATTGTAGAATACCAGTATCGGTTGGAGAACTTTTAGATAAGATTACGATTCTAGAAATAAAAATAGAACATGGGTTAGATTCTTCTAAACAAGAACTTGAACATTTATTAGAGATTAAAAGAAGTTTAAACCTCCCACTCATTATAGAAAAAATGCAAATATTGCTGCATGAAGTGAACAATATTTGTTGGGATATAGAAGAAGGAAAGAGAAATCACGAAGCATTGAAAGATTTCGGCGATTCGTTTATAGACTTATCCCGCTCAGTGTATTATTTTAATGACATCAGAGCAGATATAAAGAAGAAGATAAATAATCTGAGCGGTTCTGAAATTCTAGAACATAAGAGTCATGGGAATTATTAAACATATTTGGGGCATTTCTAATGGCGATTGAAACGAACGAAAGACCTTGGGGCATCTGGCACACGCTCTTAGATTATAAACAAGTGAAAGTTAAAGAATTGGTGATCGAACCTGGACTTTGTTTATCTGATCAGCGCCACGATCAAAGAAACGAGCACTGGTATGTTATGGCAGGAAGTCTCGAGATAACCTTAGAGTCGCCCGATGGGGTTAAAGAGGTTGTTAAATTAGGACCAAACGACACACAAATAATTCCCAAATCCACATGGCACAAAGCATGTAATGTTGGTATGGGATACTGTCATATCTTAGAAGTACAAAACGGTTTGCTCTGCGAAGAGAACGACATTGAAAGAAGGGAAGCAGAATGACGAATGCTTTATCCACTGGAATAAACGGTCGACGTTGCCCATAGGAATCGTTTGTGTTAAATGAGTTAAAAAATATTCAACCAACCAAAAGCGACCGTCCAATAAAAAATTTGAAAAACGCTAACGGATTAGATTCAATCTTCGCTATTTGGCGTGGTCATAAAGTCAAAGTTTACGAAAACTTCAATAAAGAACAAGTCGCTCTCAGATTACATATACAAACCATCTCAGAAGTTAAAAAATATTTCCCTGAAGTTTTATTTTCTGACGGATTATATGTCGCCGAGGAATATATTGATGAATCTGAACGGGATCCGTTAGACAGACAACACTTAAAAGATGAAATTGACGAATGCGTTAAAACCCTTCGGGGGTTGCCGATTAGAATTCTTGCTTGGGATTATTTGCAACATATACATAAGAGGGTTGGTTTACCGTATACGCCAGAAACAAACATAAAAAATTATGTCAATCATAATGATCTGACCACAGACAATGTGATTATGAAAAAGGGCGAGATAAAATTAATTGATAACGAATTTTTGTCTTGTAATAATGCTTGGTTTTTGAACTCAAGAAATTCTAATATCTTGGAAGACTACCAGCATCTTTATGGCGTCCCACAACAAACAGTTGACCACTATTGGGAAATAAGAAGGAAATATAAGAAATGACTAAAAAATTAATTAAAGACCATTATACTGCTGAACGAGCTGCGCAGTATGATGCAAACAGAAACAACAGCAACAAGTGGAAGTTCGAGCAAGCGTGGGTCGAACAATTCATCAACAAAAACCCTCAAATATCGTCTGTTTCGGACGCTCCCCTTGGCACTAATAGGTTTTCTGATGTTATCGAAAATGCAGATAACATCAAAGTTTTTTGTGGGTATGAACTGTCCGAAGATATGATAAAAGAAGCGAAAAAAAATAAGGGGGAAAAATTAGAGATATTTAAACACAATCTAATTGATCAGAATATTGAAAAGTCGTCTGACCTGACTTTGTGTTTTAGAATGTTGAACCTTCTCGGAGAACAAGACTCTTTAAAAATATTAGAAAATGTGTTACAATCTTCAAAAGAATATTGTATTTTCACCTTGAGGTGTTGGGATAAACTTGCTGTTTGTGTTGATGGTAAAATACACATACAAAACGAATCTTTTTTTATCGGCAAAGTGAAAGACTGCGGGTTTTCTGTTGTGGATCAAGGTTCTATTAATACTGCCGTAGATGGAGATTACAAAATCTTTACGGTAAAACGCAAAACAGGCGGAGAGCACGGCGCGAACAAATGAAAGGTCAGATTATCTATGTTCCTTCTCACCCCAAATCTATTGCGCAAGCGGAAGAGGCAGAACGTTCTTTTAAATTGTTTTCTGGATGGGACCTGAAACTAACTGCCGGAGTTATACCGAAAACATTAAATAAAGTTGATGAATCGCAACGTTCTGTCCCAATGATCGAAAAAAGTCGGATGTTAAATTTTAAATCGGAAAACGAAAACCGTTTCTATACAAAACTAAGTTGCGTGATGAATCACGTAAATTTCTGGAAAGAAGTTGTTGAGAAAGATGAACCAATGGCATTTATTGAACATGATGCTATCTGTATTTCATCTTGGCGCGATCAGGACTTCGATGAATACCTAATTTTGAACGCAGAGTATGTTTTCGCTCCACCAAACAAGTTAAATATAAGTCAATTAAGAGGATACAAATGGCAAGGGCGAGGGGTCGAAAACCTTTCTTCTGATTACCCTTTGATCTATTATAGAGAAAACGAATGGAAGGGGTCGTTCATGGTTCCTGGGACTGGAGCGTATGCCATAACACCGAAAGGCGCGAAAAAAATGTTGAAGGTTTCTGAGAAAAAATTGGATCAATCAGATTTCATATTAAATTCATACAATATTAATATTCAATATCTCTTGCCTTCTCCAGTAAAATTTAATACAATAAATCTAAACACATCGCATGGTGTATAATGCAACTCTATATTATAACTTTAATGGATGAAGCGACATCTGTATCGGCAAAAAATACTGCTGCTGAATCAGTGTTAGCACATAATGATTCCTCAATAGAAGTTGTGCCTTTTCGCGCAGTCATCCCTGATCAGGTCGACGACTTGATGGAAAAATATAATCTAAGATGGAACTATCCGTGGAATGGACAGGTCGTTAAAGACTTTTCTTCTGGGTTGACGAAAGTTGGATATAATACGGCAGAACCTAAAAGAAGAATTGCATGTTTCTTGTCGCACTACATGCTCTGGAAAAAAATATTCCAAGATAACGTACCTTCAATCATCTGTGAGCATGACGCAATCTTCCATTCGAGAATACCTGTTGATGTTCTGAGAGATTCTCCCCGTTGGATCGCCTCGTTGAATGCTCCGCAGCGCGGAGCAACTCCCAGCGCGGAACTGTACAACATTAAAGTTTCTGATAAGAAAATGGGAAATAAAAGTCAAGTGGTTCCGGTTCCTTATATCAAAGAAACCGAGCACCCTGCTGGACTTCCTGGGAATTCTGCCTACTATATAAAACCTGAAGGCGCAAATAAATTGATTGAATTGACCTCGGAATACGGCGCTTGGCCTAATGATGCTATCATGTGCCGGCAATTGATGGGTAATAAGATCGGTTGTTTGTATCCATACGTGTCAAGAGTTCAACCGATTATATCGACAACTACTTTATGAAATCATTTGTAATTACAATTAAATCTATCGAACCATCGGTTAAAGTCGCGCAGCGGTGTATAAATTCTATGCCGGAATACGACGTACAGATGTTTGATGCGATAACTCCGAACGATAACCCGACTGCTATTCTTAAGAGCAAGGGGTTGCCCGAAGATCTATTTGAAGAAGTATACTCGTACAAAGAAAAATGCATTTCTGCATTTCTTTCTCACTTTTCTCTTTGGGAACAGTGTGTTGAAGATAATGAAGAATACCAGATATTCGAACACGATGCAATTGCTGTCGCGGAAATCCCCAGATATATTTCCTACAAGCACTGTGTGTCAATCGGCGCGCCCAGTTACGGTAAGTTCAAATTGCCGGAATCTCTTGGAACCAGTTCATTATTCAGCAAACCGTATTTTCCTGGAGCGCATGCATATCGTCTAAAACCATCTGGCGCGAAACTCTTAATAGAAAGAGCGAAGGTCGACGCGGCACCGACAGACGTGTTCCTGAACATTAACAGGTTTCCTTGGTTGCAAGAATATTATCCTTGGCCAGTAGAAGCAAAGGATTCTTTCTCAACCATACAAAAGACTGAAGGTTGTTTAGCGAAACATCAGTGGGACGGCGGCGAGAAGTATGAACTCATTTGATAAGTGTTTTGTAACAGGTTGCGACGATAACACTGCATGGATGTTACCGTGGTTCATAGAAAATTACAAGAAGCACAACGATACACCTATCGTGTTTGCGAACTTTGGTGTGTCGGAAGAAACCAAACAAAACATTATCGAATCTAAATTATTTGCTGATGTGGTCGATATCCCTAAAGGCGATAACAACGGGTGGTTTTTAAAACCGCTCACTCTTAAGATCATTAATGCAAAACAATTAGTTTGGGTTGATACCGACTGTCACGTTCTTGGCGATCTAAAGAATATATTTAAATATCTAGAAGTCGATAAAATTGCAATGGTGGAAGATAAACCATGGAGCAAACGCCGAGGCGAAACGTGGCATAACTCTGGGGTGATTGGGATAATTGGAAAACCGAACATTCTCAATAAATGGATAGAGAGCTGCGAGAAAGGTATAGCAAAGGGCGACCAAGAGGTTTTACACGAACTGGTTAAGATTAATCCACTAATGCGCCTGATGCACATTGCTACACTTCCCAATATATACAATTGGTTGCGTATACAATTAATTGACGGTCAAGATAATCCAAACAAATTAATAATGCACTGGACTGGCGAGAAGGGAAAGCAAGTGATCAAAGGAATGATGAGCGATGTCTAAAATAGTACACGTCTTAGGAAATGGCGACAAGAGCGCGCTATTCAATGAGGAGCAGAGGGAAGGCACGATTCTTGTTTGTAACATGC